TGATGAGGGATTAGATTTTCAGGTTATTCTTACAGCAGGAGACAAAGACAACATTAATACAATAAACAAAAAGCCATATACTATAGTAAAATCATTCACTAAACACCAAGATTACATTAAGGAGTTATCTAAGTGCCACGCTAATACTATAAACAGCACTCACGAAACATATTGTATTAGTATTGCTGAAAGTATTATGAATGGTCAGGTTGTTGTATTGCCTAATAGGTGCACGTTTCCCGAATTAGTAGGAAAGGATAATGAATACCTATTCGACAATGTAGATCATCAATACGAATTATTAAAAACAATAATTAAAAACAACATACGAGAGAAAAAATACAAAACACATAACCAACTTAAATTAACAAATCATGTAAGCAACATACACAACTTATTCATAGAGTTAGCAAAGCCTGATAAAAACGATATTTTTGATCGAATTAAAAAACAAATAACAAAAGACAAGATCAAAGCATATTTAGGCAAAAGAAAAGAAGTTACGTTACACGAATTTAGAGCCTATATATTTAGTTTAGGATATGCTTCACAAAGTTTCCCTAATATCAAAATAAAATATATACTTAATGAATTTGGTTATGATTATAATATAAATAAAGATAAATATATTTATGAAGGCTAAAAAGTATACTCAAATACAAAGAATTAAAAGATTAGAAAATATAGTATCTCAAATGTATCTTAGTTTAGAGGTATTAAAGAAAAGTATTGACAAACAAAAAGAAAAGTAATATGAGTAAATCCGACAAAATCCGACACACTAAGAACAATTTGATCAATGCATTGGAAAAGTCAATGGGCGTGGTTACTTCTGCCTGTAAAAAGGTAGGAATACATAGATCAACCTTTTATGAATATTACAACAACGATGAGGAGTTTAGACAAAAGGTAGATGATATTGGTAATGTAGCACTTGATTTTGCAGAAAGTAAAATGTTTGAGCAAATACAAGAGGGTAACACTCAATTAATTAAATTTTATTTATCTACAAGAGGAAAGAAAAGAGGTTATGTTGAAAGACAAGAAATAACAGGCGCAGACGGAATGCCTAACAACGTCCAAATAGAAATAATTGACAACATTAAAGATACAGACGAATAAAGTTTTTAAGCACCTTATTGCAAGTAACCAAAAGATAATTGTTCAACAAGGTGGAACCCGATCAGGAAAAACTTATAATATCCTATTATGGATAATCTTTCACTATTGCACACAAAACAACGACAAGATAGTTACAATTTGTAGAAAAACCTTTCCAAGTTTAAGAGGCTCTGTAATGAGAGATTTTTTACAGATACTAAAACAATTTGAATTATATCGAGAGGAGGATCATAACAAATCAAGTTCAGAATATAGGTTGTATGGCAATTTAGTCGAGTTTATTAGTTTAGATATGCCACAAAAAGTTAGAGGGCGTAAAAGAAATCTATTGTTTATTAATGAGGCTAACGAACTTAATTTTGAAGATTGGCAACAATTAATCTTTAGAACAAATGAAAAAATAGTAATTGACTACAATCCATCAGAAGAATATCATTGGATATACGACAAAGTAATACCAAGAGATGATTGTGAATTTTTTAGGACAACTTATTTAGACAATCCTTTTTTAGAACAAACAATAAAAGATGAGATTGAAAGATTAAAAGACACAGATGAACAATATTGGCAAATATACGGATTAGGATTAAAAGGTATAAGCAAAGCAACAATATTCAAATATTACGAATGCAATCATATTCCTGATCAAGCAAAATTCGTTGCGTATGGTGTAGATGCAGGATATACGAATGATCCTACAACTTTGGTAAGTGTTTATATAGATAATTATAATTTATATATTAAAGAGCATTTATACAGAACAATGATGACAACCTTAGATATCCATAATACATTTGTAGAGGTTGGTGTTAATAAAAATCAAATATATGTAGATAGTGCAGAGCCAAGATTAATTGATGAGTTAAGGCGTATGGGTTGGAATGTTAGAGGTAGTTTAAAAGGCAGAGATTCTGTAAACGCAGGAATAGATTTATTAAAACGCCATAAGATATTTATTACAGACGATAGTACAAACGCTATACAAGAATTTAGAAACTATAAATGGAAAGAGGACAAAACAGGCAAACTAACCAACACTCCTGAAGATAAAAACAACCATATAATAGATGCTGTAAGATATGCAACTTATAGTATATTGTCAAGACCTAACTTTGGAAAATATGTAATATCTCAAATAATTTGTCCATTTAATAAATGATTTGTATATTTATAAAGAATCTATATGATTCATAATTAAAATTAATATTAGAAAAGCCCTTGCATTAGTGAGGGTTTTTTTATATTCTAAAACTTTTTTTTTTTACGTTATATTAATATGAAAGTAGAACTTTATATCCCTGATACTTTAAGTGAAATAACTTTAGAGAAGTATCAAAAGTATCTAAAGATACAAGAACAAAACGAAGATGATAGTTTTTTAGCTATAAAAATGATTGAAATATTTTGTGGTTTAAAACATCAAACCATAATGAAACTAAAAGCAACAAGTATTAAAGATATAACTAAAATACTTACCAATATGTTTAGTGAAAAACCTCAACTTGTAAAAAGGTTTTATATGAATGGCGAGGAATATGGTTTTATACCTAAGTTGGAGGATATGACATTTGGAGAGTATGTTGATCTTGATACATATATAGGAGATTTTGAAAATATACATAGGGCTATGGCTGTTTTATATAGACCTATAAAACATTCTTCAGGCGATAGATATTCTATAGAGGAATATGAGGGAGAAGATTCCGAGAGAATGAAAGATATGCCAATGGACGCTGTATTAAGTTCCATACTTTTTTTTTATCATTTAGGAATGGACTTGTCGAATCTTATGACGAATTATTTGGAGGAGGAGGAGGAGATAGCCTTAGCGCAGTATCTCAATTCTCAAAAAGATGGGGTTGGTATCAATCAATTTTCCAATTATCTCAAGGAGATGTTAGGAGATTTGAAGATATCTCTAAATTAAACGTACATACCTGTTTATATGCTTTGTCTTATATGAAAGATCAAGCAAACTTAGAAGCAAAACAAATAAAAAATAAATTTAAACAATGAGCAACCAAGGAGTAAGAGGTTATTATCAAATTACCGACACAATAAAAACCAACCTTTTAAATGACGAAAACGTCAATACGGTAACAACAGGAGATATATACGAAATTGATTTATCTAAACAAACAATATTCCCTCTTAGCCATATTATGGTCAATTCGGTAAATATACAGGATCAAGTTTTAAATTTTAATATAACCGTAATGTGTATGGATATAGTTGATCAATCAAAAGATGAGGTAACAGATATATTTAGAGGTAATAATAACGAACAAGATATTTTAAATACTCAACTTGCAGTAGCTAATAAATTAGTAGCATTATTAAGTAGAGGAACATTACACCAAGACAAATACCAATTAGACGGAGATGCGACTTGTGAGTTCTTTTATGAAAGGTTTGAAAATCAAATGGCAGGAGTAGCTTGTACTTTCAATGTATTAATAGCAAATGATATAAACGTATGCAACTAAAAGCAACAAAAGAGGAATTAAATAAGTTTGGCAAGTATGTTGTTCAACAAGCGAGAACAAGATTAACCAAAGAAAAAAGAAATGTATCTAAAAATTTATATAATAGTTTAGATTACATTCCTTATGTAAAAGGAAATACTGTTGGGGTAAAGTTTGTAATGGAAGACTATGGTAAATTTATTGATCAAGGTGTAAAAGGTAAAAATCCAAGCAGGTTGCCTAAAAATGCTAAAAAGTATGGCAAACAACAAGCGCCAAACAGTCCTTTTTCATTTAAAAGTGGTAAAGGTGGTGGATTAAGGAGATCAATAGATATTTGGTTAAGGAATAAAAAACCAAGAATTTTAGGTAGAGATAGGAAAGGTAGATTTATACCGAGAAAAAGTTTACGTTTTATGATAGTA